ATAATAATGTATTCGTTATTGCTGGAGACATTTTTCATAATAAAAATAAAATTGAAAATTTTGGAGGTGACCTCTTCACTAAGTTTATTAATGTTTGCTTGAAATTTGGTAAAATTATTATAATACCAGGTAATCATGACTTCAGATTGGAATACCCTGATGAACCTTCTTTATTGAATTCATTCATCCTTAACAATGAAAACGTTTTTGTTATGGATGAAACTGGAAATATTGTTATTGATGATATTGGGTTCGCTACTGTTAATATTAGAGATACTCTCGATAATGGTAATACTACAAGTATTGTTACGAACCTTCCTGAATTCCCTAGTGAATTTAAAACACATGTTAAAAAGAAAATAGCTATTTTTCATGGCTCGTTCTATAATGCGAAAATGAATAAAGATAAACTTGCTAGTGATAAACTTACAACATACCCTCTTGAATGGCTCGAAAACTTTGACCTCGCTCTCCTTGGAGACATTCATATGAGACAAATTAAAAAATTTAAAAATACTTGGTGGGCTTACCCTTCCTCGCTTATTCAACAGAACTTTGGTGAAGACCCGTTCAATCACGGATTTATTATTTGGAATGTTGATAATGATATATCTTATGAATGCTTCGATGTTTATAATGAATTCTCCAGATTGAATATTAAATTCCAGAATGAAACATGGAATCTTATTACCGATGATGGACTTATTGATATTTATGATGCTATGAGTAATCCATTGTTTCCAAAAACTCCTACCATCAAATTAGTAAATGGAGACCCTAACGAACTTTACAAAATCCTGAAATCTAAGGATATCAATTATAATGTCGTGAATGTTATGAATAATACTCTTGATAATACAAATAATGATTTATCTGATGATAATGTTATAGATATTTTTGATATTAACGATAAAAACTATTGGTTTGAATACTTTAAAAAACATTGCCCTGATAACTTCCAGACTATCAAAAAATGGATATCTCAACCCGAAACATTCTTACTTGATGGTGAAAATCTCCCTAAAGATATTTCTCTAAAATTTGCTGATAAAAATAAGAAACTCGATAAATTTATCAAAGAATTTTCACAAACATCTGATAAGGATATTCAGTTTTTCTCAAATTATAAAATATCTCACATAAAATGGGACCATCTATTGTGTTATGGTAAAGGGAATTACTTCAACTTTAGCAATGGAGACAATAATGTGATTGTTGTAAATGGGAAAAACGCTACAGGTAAATCATCTCTATTTGAAATCATAACGTATGCTATATTTGGACAAACTATGGCGTCGAGGACTGAAAAAAGTGTAAGTTCATCTTTCATAAATAAGTTTAAACCAATTAATCAACGTGCATACACGAGCATTGATATTTTTGTTAAAAATAAAAAATATACAATTAGCAGAACATTTGATGCTCAACGATCCAATAATAATTACATTAGCCAGAAAGAAGCACTTGTAATTATTGATGATACACATATTCATAAAGGAGCAACATCTGTTAACCACTGGGTAAAAGATAATATTGGAAGCATTGAAAACTTTCTATTTACTTCAATGATTACACAGAGTAATGATGCTAACATTCTTGAAAAAACATCTAAAGAGCAGTTGTCGTTTATGGATAATTTTTTGAGGATTGAAAATATTAATAGTTTCGTGGCACTCATTCATCAAGCGGAACTCAACTATAAATATGCTGTTGATACGATTGGAACTATTCAGTCTCATATTATTGACAGTGTAAAGATTGTTGATGAGGAAGAGTATAAACAACTTGAGCGAAAGAAAGATTTGTTGTTTAAGAAAAAACAAGAACTATACGAGAATCTTAACAAGTATAATTACGATGATGTTAAGTTTAATAAAGAAATTCTTGCTCAAGATTTAGATGAGAAAATTACTGGATTTGAGAATATAGACGAAACCCAATATGAAAAATATAATACACAAAAATTTAAGTTGATTGATTGTTTAGATGGATATGATCATACGAAACTTGTAAAAGCATATGATGAAACTACTAAAAAACATTATAAAAAACTTATAAATAAAACTGTTGAAAAACCTACTCACGATAAAGAGTATGTTATTAATAAATTGAGTGAATTGGGTAATGTAGTATGCCCTCAAAAAGATATTAAGACTATTACAAAAGAACTTGATATCAATGAAAAGAAACTTCAAACGATTTATGAAAATATTATTCCTAAACCGGATTATGATGAAGAAACTATTATGAAGAAACTTAAAACAAAACCTAAACAATCTATTAAAGAAATTAAAGATACCCTTAGCAATTATCAAAAAGAACTGAGAGATCTGTATGATAAAAAACCGTCTAAACCAGACCTTGACGAAAAATCAATTAATAAAGAAATTAAAAGCATTGGTAAGGTTGAAAAGACTAATCTGACTATAAATGAAGTCAATAAAAAGATTAAAGAAGAACAAACTATTCTTAACACACTTTATGAAAATAAACCAGATGGACAATATGATAAGTCATTTGACCTTACTAAGTCTTTGAAGAATCTTAAAGGCATTAAGAATGTTTCAGTCCTCAAAGAATTTGTAGAAAAAAATCAACTTACAACTATTTCAAAAAGAAATATTAAAAACAATGAAAATGTATTTGAAATTATGTCTCAGAATAAAGAGTATAAAACTCTTGTTGAAACTAAACAAACCAACTATAACAAACTATATGAAACTTACAACAAACTAAAAGACAAACAAACAAATTATATTCAAGAACTAAACGGTCTTAGTATTGTTCAAAAACCAAAACATACCAAAAAAGAAATTAAAGAATGGTTCAAAGAATATGAAACATTTGTTATTGATAAACCTAAGTATGAAAAGAAACTTGGTGCCTATGAGAAATTCTTTGATGTGTTTGATAACATTACATTGGAAATAGTAAAAACGCATGATAAGATTCAATCTCTAAAAGATAACCTTGAAGAGTTTGAGAATATTGAATATAACCCTAAATGTTCTGTATGTATGAAACAACCATTTATTGGTAAAATGCAGAAACTAAAAGAAGATGTTAAATTGAATGAAGATTTATATGAAAAACTAAACAAAAGATTGACAAAACATGTTGGCAAGAAAAATGTTGATAAAGATAGAAATAATTATATTACTTGTCAGGAATGGATAGAATACTTTGACGAACTTACAGAGAATAAAGAAACATACGAGAATGAACTTGAACAATGGAATTTGTATGAACCATATAAAGCGCTGCTGGATGCTATTAATGACACGTCAGATGATATCAAGAATATTGACATTGATAAATCATTGAAAGAACTTAACGTATTGAAAGAGAAATTGAACGAAATCGAAAATAAGATTGTTGATATAGTATCGTATGCTCATATAATATACAAACAATATGTGTTCAATACGTTCTATGATAAATGTAATATTCATAAGCAATCTATTTCTGATTATGAAGAAATCCTTGATACTATTGATAAACAGAATCGACTTATATTTCTACAAGATTATATTGATAAATGGTCTGTATATAACGAATGGAATTCTCAAGTTGAGAATGTTAAAGAAAACATAGAAGTATATAGCGAATATGAAGAGCAATATAAATACGCTGAAGCATACGAAGCGTTTCAAGAAATCAAAAAGCAAAATGATACTATTGAAATCATCAAAAAAGATATTGACAAATTAAACAATGATAAGCAATCTGTAATTGAATATAATAAAGTGAAAGATACACTTTCTGCGTATTCTAATTTGAAAGAAAAATGGGATTTATATGATAAATGGGTTGCATCCGTAAATGAATATAAAGTTATTATTGATGCTTATGAACTATCGCTTGTAAATGACAACTTACAACAAATTAATGACAAGTTGTTCTTAATTGAAGCCGTAAAAGTAAAAGAACTATATCTTAAGAAATCAACCTTTGAAAAAGAGTTGCTTGATGTATCCAACGAATATGATAAAATTCAAGATGAATATATCAATATGTCAAATGATTATTCAAGAATGATAGAATATAACAAGGAAACTGATAAGTTTAAAGAAATTTCTACTAAACTTAACGACGAGTTCGTAATTCTTAAAGACTTGAAAGGAAAAATTAATAGGTTCAAAGATTACGTTTATAATGATGTCATCATATCTAATATCTGTAAGCGTATGAACAAGTTTATCTCAACATATTCTTGTAGTGAATTTAATGTAAATGCTACTATCGTTGATAACGGTATTACATGGAATGTTATCAAAAGTATTAATGATGAAGAATACTTGGTTCCTTACATCAAATGTAGCGGATTTGAGAAATTTATTCTGTCTTTGGCATTGAGACTTACAATTGCTAACTTTCATAAGAATACGTTTAAATGTCAGCAATTGTTCATTGACGAAGGTTTTGTATCATTTGATAGTAGCAATCTTAGTATGGTTCCTGTTATGTTAAACAATTTGTTAGGTATGTATGGTTCAATCATTATTGTAAGCCATATTGATAGGTTAAAAGATGAAAATTATATGAATATTGATATCAAAAATGTTGGAGGTGTTAGCAAAATTATGTTTTGAAAAATATTGTTATTATATATTAAAATGACTAAAAACATTAAAGGGGGTGGCATAGGAACAAAAACGCAAACACAAAGACAAGCAAAACCAGCACCCCAGAAAGGAACCCAAACAATTAAAAGAAGAGATGATTCTACCATTCAAGAAATAATTGTACCTTCATTATTAACACGGTATATGAAGGAAAAATATGATCGAGATATTCAAACAAAAATTGATAATTTACTGGATAATAAAGATAAATATGATCAATTAATATTCAGTTTAAACCAAATATCAGAAATTTACAACCAAGGAGTGTCTTGTGCCGAATTAAGTTTTAATATTGAGGAAAAAACAGATAAACATATAAACTTTTTCAAACATTTTTTACATATAACTACACTAGTATATGATACTATATACACAAACCCATATACGGAGAAGGAGGCTTATGTAAAGAAAATCGCCGCTAAATTATTTTCCTATAATTCAACAAAAATTCAGAATTTAAAAAATGTATTAGTAGCATTATTCGAGACGAACAAAGATACTAACACTATTAATACTTTGATTAATAATTTTAAAAATCAGATGATGGAAGAAAAAAATATTGACCCTAGAAACACGGTTTTAAATGATATTATAAAGAGCAAAATAAATGAAAAGACACCGATAGATTTCAAATTAAGAAATAATGCTACTTTTTTAAGTCATTTCAAAAAAACATTCGCGTGGGACTTTTTCACAAACAATGTAACACATAAACAGGTTGTAAATACATTCTTGAATCAATCATTAAAAGATGATAAAGAGGCTAAAGAGGCTTTAAAGAATTATTTAACGATTATATATAGAGCATTTTATTCTTATGAATTCTTTAATGCAGACGGTGATACTTATGAATATGATGAAGATAATGATTTTAAAATAGAAGTCAAAAAATCTAACAACAAAATAAATATAGATGAAGCAGATCAAAATTTAACACCTTATGCTTCTATGGAAGTAGTATATGAAAATGGAAAAAAAACACCTTATAATAAAGCTATTTTATCAATAAATGATAAAATACGCTATATAAATTTCACTACAGGTCCAACATCTTTAATAGCACCTGATATTCATATACCTACTACACCTACCTCTGAAAGTCAAATCAAGATATGTTCATATAATTTGAACTCGGGTGGTGAAACATCAAAAATAATATCAAACCATTCAAAAAATATATTATACTCTGATATAATTTTACTTCAAGAATTAAATGAGAATAATAAAGAAATTGTTATAGGCACTACTGATATGATGCGTACCACTGATGAATATGTGCCACTGACATTTAGTAAAGATGTATGTAACATATTAAACAAGAAGAGAATGCAAGAAGTAATTAATGATAAATATTATAATGTTAATAGAACAACCACTAAAAGAATTGGTGTTCCTTTACGTGAATCTGCTTTGAAAACTGGTAATGGATCTGCAAGCCATAACAAGAAATATAACATGATATATTTTCCAAACAGAATATCTAAATCAAGTGACAACGTTAAGTTAAATGCAATAATGTATGATAGTGATAAAATAAAAATTACTGAAGTATTCGTAGGATTATTAGATTCAAACAAATACTTGAAATATAGGCACTTTTGTTTATGTTGCAAGTACAAAGAAAGTGATAATGAAATTTGTGTTATAAATATTCATCTTGACACTGACTATAATAAAAAAATTCAGATATCTGAAATCAAATATTTGTTTTATGAAATTATTCAAAAAGAAAGATTTTTTCGAAATATCGACCGATACATAATTGGCGGAGATTTTAATACAGATGCATATGATATTGCCATTGAATTAATCAAGATGCAAAAAAAATTTGAAAAGAAAAACCATGAATTAAAAGATTTTCATAAAAAAATTCTTTTTAATAACATAGTCACAAGAGGTGGGTTAAAATCTCTTAACAAAGATGGGATAGTTTCTTCATCTTTAAATAAAAAAGATATTTTAAAAAATAATGGGATGAGCCTTGACAATATAATAATACTTGACCGATACACTATCGATCCCTTAAGCATTCAAACTTATGTTGGATATAATAGAACATCTGGTACAATGGAAGATTATTATAATCCTAAGGACATAAAATGTCATGGAATACCAATTCATTTAGGAAAAAGCAAAAAAAAAGAATATTGTAAAAAACATTTTTCAGATCATTCACCAATATTTGCGGTATTTCCAAAACTGCTGAACCAAGATAAAATAACAAGAAAAGAGTCATTCTTAGCATCAAAAACAGCGCCAATGACGATGGAAGTTGAAAGTGTGGCAGTCGCACCAAAATCAAACTCGCCAATGACTATTGATTTTGGTCCTGTGCGCGCATCACCAAAATCAAAAATGGATTCAAGTGTATTGGAAGAAAAACGAAATATTGAATTATTATCAAGTCATAAGAAAATCAAACTTTTAAAAGAGTTGTTGAATGTGTTTAAACAGCACAGTAATAGTGATTTTGTTTCAAAGTATAAAGAAATATTAACAAAACACCTTCAATCATAAAATCCTCCTCCTACAGGACTCCAGCGTCAAAATTGCGATGTAGCCTTCACAAAACAATGATGATTTAATGGACACATCACAAAAAAAATCAGACACACTATCAAAGTTTTCAGCAAAATAGACGAGTCTTATGAAGAAAAAGAACAATTCAACTCTTATAAAAAACTAAAGTTTTTTTTATCTTTACTTTAAGACTTTAATGTTGAAAGCGAAAATTTTAAGAATAACTATATTAGAATTTTGAAAAAACATATTAATTACTAATTTAAACTCACACAGTCGTAATAATATAGTAGTCCAGCGTCAAAATTGCTATCACTCATTACAGTAGTAAATTTAATGTTAATGCTACTATCATTGATAACGGGATTACGTGGAATGTAATAAAAGATATTAATGATGAAGAATACTTTGTTCCTTACATTAAATGTAGTGGATTTGAAAAATTCATTCTATCTTTGGCATTGAGACTTACAATTGCTAACTTTCATAAAAATACCTTTAAATGTGAGCAATTATTCATAGACGAAGGTTTTGTAGCATTTGATAGCAATAATCTTGATAAGGTGCCAGTTATGTTGAACAATTTGTTAGGTATGTATAGTTCAATCATTATTGTAAGCCATATTGATAAGTTAAAAGATGAAAATTATATGAATATTGATATCAAAAATGTTGGTGGTGTTAGTAAAATTATGTTTTGAAATATTATATTCGTGAATATTAAAATGAATATTAAAGGGAGTAGTGGAAAACAATCAAGCATTGGAACTGCAACTTCATTATTAACAACGTATATGAAGAAAGTATATGATCCTCTCATTAAAAAAAATATTGACGAGTTATTAGATGATCCAGAAACTAAACCAAAAATAGATGAAAATATAGATGCAATATTGATAATTTACAATATAATAGAAAGAAACTATGGGACGAAATTAAGTTATAATAGTACTGCTCCAAGTCAAGAAACTAAACAGTTTTTCGATAACATTAAAGCTATAGTTAGACATGTATATAAAACTATATATGTTGGTGATGTTATTGATGAAAAATTCGTGGAAAAAATAACTGCTATATTATTTTCTAACAATAGATGCCATGAGAATTTAAGAACTGTAATTACTATATTCTTAAGATTACAAACACAATCATCTATCACAAAATACATCGAAGCATTTGCCCAATCTCTAGAAGATAATATCGACTTTACAATAGATTATGATACAAATATACCTTTCAGATTATCAGAAGATTTAACTAATTTCAATAATACATTCGCGTGGAACTTTTTCACACGCGAAAAAGCACATGAATGTGTTGTAAATGAATGGTTGAAAAAATACAATCAATCAAAGGATGAAAACATAAACTGTTTAAAGAATTATTTAACAATTATATATCGAGTATTTTATTCTTTTCAATTCATTAATAATGTTGAAGATGATGAATATAATGATGCCAAAAAAGTTAATAATAAAATAAAGATAATACAACAAACATCATCAGAATTATTACCCTATGCACCTGTTACAGTAACATCTAACAATAAAAAATCATGGTTTCAGAAGGTTTCATTTTCAATAAAAACAGAAACTGATATGCAGTTAAATCATACGCAGTTAAATCAAAACCCAACAGAATTAATACAAGCTAATCAACTTCTTATAATAGATGATGAAATTAATAATATAAAGGTATGTTCATATAATTTGAACTGGGCTAATAAAAAATCCAAAATAATATCACACCATATACATAATATATTCGGCTCTGATATATTATTACTACAAGAATTCAATAAAAATAATACAGAAATTCTTAATAAACCACTCATTAAAGATTCATACCCCGTTAATTTAATGTTTAGTAAAGATGTATATAACATATTACAGAAGCAGAGAATGAAAGATGTAATTAGTAAATATTACGAAAAATCTGATCGTAGTAATAACACATATTCAGTTCCTTTATATAAATATAACGGAACTAAATCTGCTTTAAATAACTATAAAATTATATATTTTCCAAACAGAGTATCTAAAGATATTAATGTTAAATTAAATGCAATAATGTATGATAGTAGTAAAATAAAAATTACTGACGTATTCGTTGGATTATTAGATTCAAACAAATACTTGAAACAGAGACACTTTTGTTTATGTTGCAAGTACGAAGAAGAAGGTAATGCGATCTGTGTTATAAATATTCATCTTGACACCGACTATGGTAAAAAAATTCCGATATCAGAAATCAAATATTTGTTTTCTGAAATTATTCGAAAAGAACCATTTTTTCGAAATATTGACCGATATATAATTGGTGGAGATTTTAATATAGACGCATACGATATTGCGATTGAATTAATCAAGATGCAAAAAAACTTTAAAAAGAAACAACATGAATTAGCATTGTTTCATAAAAAAATACTTTTTAATAATATAGTTACAAGAGGTGGGTTATTATCTTGTGACCCAAGTATAAACAAAGATAAAGCAAAATATAATGGGATGAATCTTGACAATATAATAATATTTGACCGAAATATCATCCCTGATAATTCAATTAATACTTATGTTGGGTATAATAGAAAATCCGGTACAACTACAGATTACTTTAATCCTGCTAATATTTTATGTCATGGAATATATGCACATTTAGCAGAAGGAAGCACAGAAAAACAAAAAGAAGAGTATTGTAAAACACATTTTTCAGATCATTCACCAATATTTGCGGCATTTCCGAAAATTGCTAAAAAAGAACAAATTAAGCAAATGGATATCTCAGAAGCACAAATGGATATCTCAGAAGCACAAGCAAACTCGAGTAGTGTTATTGAAGAAAATAGAAATATTCAACTCTTATCAAAAAAAAATAAACTAAAACTTTTGGAAACTTTACTTAATGACTTTGATAATGTTAAAAGCGCTGTATTTAAGGGCAAATATATCAATATTTTGCAGAAACATATTCATAGTGGAAACCCCGACCAGAATAAGAGACCGAGACCTAACGAGACCTAAAACTTAAAACAGTTTGAATAAACGCAGCAATAAACGAATAAACGCAACAAAAACGAATGAATACAGATATACATAAAAATATTCATTAGATATTTTCTATAACAAAGTTTTTAGTGCTCTTTGCAGAAAATATGTTTTCGATTATTTTTAGATAATAGGAGTTCGATATTACCTCTGTTTTTATTTTTTTGAGTTCATCTAAAATTGTTTGTCTTCCATTATTTAGATAAGATATTATTAGTCTTTCTGTTCGTGTTGTTGGATATGTATTAAAATTCCAAGCACCATTACAATGTAATGCGTCATCAATAATGTTATTATACCTTACAAATCTTAAAGGTACGCTTTCATACTTATCAATCATTTTGTTTTTCCAAGTATTTGAGTTTTTCCAAAGTTCAGGAGAATTCAAAAATATCTTTAATGGTTCATTAATTTTTACAAAATTATCTTCTAATAACCATTTTATAGTTTTTAACTCTTTTTCAACAAAATCCTTTTGTGTGAATGGGTTCATAGGGAATTTTGGGTATGGATTATTGTTTTTAGCATTGTTCAGATTATCTGTGATTGTTTTTACTAAGAATAAAATATCGAAACAACTATTATCGTCAAATATAACTTTTCTCCAATCAGATATTTCATGCCATTCATCTGAACTATTCAGGGTTACTAAGTATGGTTCAAAATTACATTTTTCTTTAAATGTTTTGCTCTTAGCAGTTTTATCTTTCATTATTATTTCTGATGTATTATTCTTTAATAGATCATACCATCTCTTATGATGAGATGATGTGTCTCCTTTTTCATAAAGTGACATTCTATGTTCATAACTGTAGAATACAACATAACTACCCTTTTTAATAAAATACATATTTGTTTTAGATATATCATAAGTGATATTTTTGATTTTTGAAAATTTGTCTATAAAGTAATTTATGAATGAAAATCCAACAGCATGAATACAAGTAGCACCATTGTTAACATCATTTAATTTATTGATGACAAATTCATATGATTTCTTTTGAATATTGTTCAGTTTATTTATATTTTCAGAAAGTTTCTGTAATGCTTCAATTGATTTGTTAAAAGTTGCGGAATTAATCTGATTGTGTGACGTTAATAAATTGAAATAACATATTCTACCTACATCACATATCTGATATAATATATTGATGGTTTCTTTATAAACACAAATATCTTCATTTTGTTGTTTTTTCAAATCATTGAAGTATTTTTTTAATTTTTTCAATAATACAGGATGTTCCTTTAATAACTTTTCAATATTGTTTTCATCAAATAATTTCTTATTTTGATCGTGTGGATTAATATTGTTGAAACCACTTGATTGAATAAATGCTACTAACTCAGTTGAAGAAAAACAATAGCCGTCAGGAGTTCTTAATAAATCAGTGTTTGGTATATTATGAACATCTTCGAACATCATGAATGTAGTAGTGTTGACGCATCTTAAATTGTCTTTCTTAACATCGGTCTTATATACAACTTGTGGTTTTCTATCTCCTTCAACTATTACTTTATGTTTTACTAAAGATTTATACAAAGCTGTTCCTATTTTTATACATCTTTTACTTAATGGATTTAAAACTTTACCGTCTGGACATATTTTGGTTTCTGTTTGGATCTGATTGTTTTTAATTAATGATTTGTGCAAAATTCCATTCTTTGAAATGCATCGATTTGTTAATGGATTTAGAATTTTACCGTCTGGACAATTTTTTAGCATTTCTTTTTTATATCTAAGGAAATATTTTAACGTTTTTAGATTTTGAATTTTTAATACTATTTTTTATAGTGGTTAGTCTTTGTTCTTCTAAATATATCTCTGTATCAATTCTTTCTTGTAGTAAATCGTCTTCTCTATCTTTTTTATTGTTCTCTAACAAAACTAACAATCTTTTAATTGTTTTTTGTTTTTGTTTGTCTGCTTTTTGTCCTTCTGTTAAAGTCTTTTCTTGTTTTGAAATTTTTCTGGATGAATTTGATGATGAATTATGAGACTTACTGCCTTTAACAGTATTTTTCATAATAAACTTATTTCTTATCAATAAAATGAACATCAATGATTTATTGAAAATGTTTTGAAAATCAGAAACAAAATCATTTGTGTTTTTTGTCATTAATAGAATATGTTTCAATATTTTTGATTTACTTGAAAGGAATATTGGTGATTTTTCATTGAATTGAGGATAATTAACATCATCGTTAGATATTATGGCACTTAATTCAATATTATTATCATCTGTCGCTTTTAATACATTGTTTTCAAAACTTTTTCTCATATTTTTTGGAATGTATAAACAAGACTTGTTCATTGTGAAAATTGCGGAGATTATGTTAGGCACGTTGTTAGTAAAAACAATACCGTCCTTTATTTCAATAGTTTCCTTGTCATGATGTGAAACTTTTACACACTTAGATTTTAATTTTTGTAATTGTTGTAATTGTTTTAATTGCATAATATCACTCAAGTTCGCCTCAACTATCTTGTTGTAAAAAGGTCCATACATATTTTCATAAGGAATTAAAGAAATTGGAGATAGTTCCTCTTCGTCATCCGTATATATATCTGTATTATTAAGGTATGTTAAATATTCATTCCATGGCTTAAGGTGTTTTTTGTTTTCAAAGAACACATATTCCCAATATAATCCGGCTTCTCTTTCACATCTTAATTGATTTTCTACAAGAGTATCATAGAATTTAGGTTGCCTATTTTTTGCGGCTCCTTGCTCTTCTGCCTTTTCTTCGCTGGTTAAACATTCTGGATGAGAAACTACGACGTTTTTTAAATTATAATGGTTTCTATCAAGATATTCTGTTTCATATTTGTCAGTCAACCATAAATATTCAATAGGTAAAGGTAAAATATTATTTTCAATATGTAATTCTTTGGAAGTTATTAAAAGAGATATAATTCTGTCATCTGCTTTACCTTCTTGCATGGGATTTTTCGAACTGTTCTTCCATAAATCAAGAAGTTTTTTAGAATTATTAGATGGACCAAAATACATTATACCACCAGAAGTTTCAAAATTGACTAAATCAAAACATGGTTTTGTTTTATAGTGAATGTTAGCACGAGGATCACAATTCCAACCACGAGCCATATAATCCACATTTTTCATATCAAATATATCAGGATATCTATGAAGTTTCATATCAGTATCCATATATACAACTGCTCTACCACCACAAGAATCTAAAGCCTTTTTAATAAAAAATGGTTTAGCATTGATTGCTAATTGATATCCTCCGGGAACAGCAAACTCCGGATATTCTTGAGCAATAAAATTACATTTAAACTTTTTGCAATTTTTAATCCAACCCTCTGCCATCTTATCGAATGTTATACCATTTTTTGTTAATACCTCACCTTCTTTTACTTCGTCAGGACAAGGTCTTTGAAAATTTTTGTTGACATTACCACGCCCCCACCAGTATGTAACTATAACAAAATTTGATTCTTCATTTATGATATTTACATGTAATTTTGAATTTTCTATAATATTTTCTATATCATCAAACTTTTTTTTATATTTTGACTTTAACATTTTCTTTTATGTCATAATATATTTTTGGGAATTCAACAAGTTGTAAAAAGATGATTATCTGTTTTTCTATAATGTAGATTATGTTTTTAGATTTCATATTCTATAACTGATTGTTCATAATTATCCAATATATTTCTTAAAAATAGTTTATGTTTTGGTTTACGTGTATTACCTCAAGTTTTGTTGATATTGATTTACAAAAATAAAATTAATTGGTTGCGCATTCACGTTTATAATTATATCACAAACCAATAATTTATTAAATATAGGTGATTTTGTTATCTGATATAATTTGTTATGATCTTGAAATAGCAATTACATTTTTAGCAATGCAATGAATAAAATAATGAAGTTTATTATTATCACATGAAATTTCATTTATATGTATAATATAAGTTGTATAATTGAAAATCCTTTTTGTAATGCCTTAGCAATAATGTTTTAGCTTTTTTTGAATATATAACATTCTCTTTATTAGATACATTATCATAAGGTAAGTCAATCCCAAATGAATTTTTGAAATCTTCATTAAGATTATCAAAAAGCATAACTTTTTTTGGATTGTGAAACCATCTTGACTGTTCAGTATAAGTCCATTTGAATTTAGGCTTATACTTCCCAATCATATGACTTTTGTTTAACACCTCTTTCATAATGTTATCATACATAGGGTGTGTTTTTTCATTTCCAAAAATAATTTCAGCCCACTTCGAAGGATCAATGAAATTCTCATTAACTAATGCTAATATGTTCTCTTCTTGATTTTTTATTCCTTCTTTTATAGAATATGATACCGCAGAAGCAAATCTATCAAATGGATTCCTAATAATAACTATACTATTTTTTAATGTTTTTGGCTCAATATTGTGCCCATTGTATATGATATCACCATTACATTGTGATTTTACAGATGTTCCACCGTTTTTTGGAATATGGATAAAATTGTACATCGTATATACTACACCTTTTAAAAGATGTCATTTTTAGAGATATATTGACATAAACTTTCTTTATATATTATATTTTTTAATCTATAGTATTTCCATTTTAGTTTCAGCAAATGTTAAAATTGCTACTAAATGAGAGTTATATATCTAAAAACTAAAAAAAGTGCAGTAAGTGTAGTTTTAAACTCATTCACATAATATGTCAGTAATTATTGGATACGCAAATTGTCTTATGTCATTGCTTCGATTTAGATAAGAAATTTTTCCACTAAACTTATGCATTAAAGTAGATATTCTGTCATCTATTATAGTTCCATCCTCTTGACAAAATATCTTTTTGAAATCTTCATAGTTTTCTGTTAACTGCTCTTTATTTTCCAACATATTCATAAGTTTTATTGAACTCATCGGGTCTTCTGTAATAGGTGTTGCTGTCATAAGTAATAATCTTACACTATTTTCTCCTGATTTATCATATGATGATTGTATTAATCTTTTCATTATTTCAACATTTGGTCTTTCTTGTGCTTTTAAATCTTCAGTAAATAATTTATGGGCTTCATCTATTATAATTAAAGTTTTCTTTAAAATATCTTCTGTTCCATTTCTTTTTTTAAGTTCTTCGTAAAATTTATTTTTCTTTAATAACAAATTTGCGAATTGCTTATAAGACATAGGTTCAAACCATTGTATTCCAGCTTTTTTGATTTTTGTTCTTATTCCGTCTTTTGCTTTTACGTCTACTTGTAATCCATTTTTAATGTTGTCTGCCAATATTGTATGACAGACCTTTTCAAACATATTTTTCCAAATATCCTGTTTTAATGAAGCTCTTGTTACCCATAATATAGTATAGCCTTGCTTTTGAAATGATGCTGTTGCTGTTGCTATACCAGAACATGTTTTACCAGTTCCTACACTATGATACAATAACATACCTTTATAAGGATTTTTTGGCGTGAAATAATCTTTTATGAATTCCTGTGATTTTGTAAGGTTTACTAATTCCGCGCCACCTGTTGTAAGACAACCATTCTCTATTATCATTTTATCCCATTTGTATTTTTTATAGTTGAAGTTTATATAATTATTAAGTTCATGAAACTTAAGTTGTTTATTAGGTGGTATTGGATTTGGTAATAATTTGGGCGATGGTTTGTATTCTTTCATAAAATTGCGAATAGTTTGAGAGTGCTGATGCAATATTTTGTTTTGCCTTTCTAAATGGTCTAAGTTTTTGATAATATCGTCATAATGTATTCCCAAATATTGTTTTCTGTCCAGCCATATTTTATTATATATATAACATAGCTTAGGTAATCCCAGCACTTTATGACATATTAATGGTTTATACGTTTTCATATTAAATATTTTGTTTAAATTTACATCTCTTAGTAGTATTAAACCTATCAATAACTCAATATTAAATACACTCAAAGGCGAATTACAACCCTTTTTACAATCTATCTTTTCGAAATTACTGAATTGACGACCATATAGTGATATTTTAAACCACTCTTTTTTTTCCTGTTTTTCTTTTTCAATATCATCATATACTGAACGTACTTTTTTGATTATATGTTTATTGTATTTTTCAAGTAAATGTATGGAATTTGTTAATTCTTTATCAACTGACGATATTTTCATTAAATCATCGATTTCCTTTTCAAACACAAATTTTGATGTATCTATGTTGAGTTCTTTTGAATACATGTCATGGTATGTATTTTCATTATCATATTTTAGGTCATATTTATAGACATATAATGGCCACCCTTTCTTTGGATCAAATGGTAATCCCGCTTGACCACAATATCGGGTGCCTCTTCCTATTATTTGTTTTTGTTCACCTTGTGTTAGCACAGGTTCTAACATATGATGATATTTTACATCATATACATCAATACCCTCTTTAAAACTGTTATCAAGTAATAAAAATCTCATATTCTTTCCTTCTACGTTTTCAGGGCGCTTATTCATTGTTTGTAATACATTGCGTTTTACTCCTGCTGTTAAAGGTTTGCCAAATACTGTTGAAGATGTTAATAAACCAAATGTTTCATTATTAGTACCTTTAATCATTTTAAAATTGTTGTCATACGCTAGTTTCCATTTATTTATCGACATTAACACTGATGCTATTAATTTCACACCATGTATCCCATCTAAATCACAATATATAATATGTTTATACAATCGTGATTCATTTTCTAAATCTTTCTTATCTAAATCTGCTATTTTATTCATTAATGTTAGTATTTTAGGGGATAATTCATTGATATTTTCTACAATACTTTGTGGATTAAATGTCTTACTATCAAATTTATACTCAGGTTTTAATTTCGAAAACAATGCCGTTTCTCTTAGTTTCTTTGCTTCTTTTGAAATTTTTTTCATATTTATTTATTAATATTACTTTTTTTCACATTATAGCATAAATAAGAAAACTCATTTAAAAATGAACAATATATTAATAAAACAATTACTAAAATGCTTAAACATATTGATGAAGGATGTGAAAAAGATAAACTAGTAAATGAAGTGATTGAAGAAAAATTTAAAGCATTAAATCTTGAAAATACTAATTGGAATAATAAATCAAGATACACACCTGAATATGAAGAATCAAATCAAAACTTTGAGATAACAAAAGTTAATAACCAATCACCATTAAGATATCCAGGTGGGAAAACCAGAGCATGTAAAAAATTAGATATAATTTTGACAGAAAATTTCGATGTTAGCGAGTTTGATAATATTGTATCACCTTTCTTTGGAGGAGGTTCATTTGAATTCTATATTCAAAATAAATATCGGTTATATATCATAGCGAATGATAAATTTACACCACTTTATAATTTTTGGAATGTTTGTAAGATAGATAAAAAGAATCTGTGTAAAGAACTTACTAAAAAAATAGATTTGATTGATAAAAAAGCATTTTCCAGTTTGAGAGAAAACATAATGGATGAAAAAAAAATATTTGAACAAAGCGTTATGTATTTCATCATAAATCGTTGTTCTTTCAGCGGTGCTACTTTATCTGGTGGATTTTCATTAGAAGCATCTAAAAAGCGATTTACAAAATCTTCAATTGACAAAATAAACAAACTTGATCTTACAAATTGTCATTTTGATAATCTTGATTTTGAAGAATTTATTGATAAAAATCAAAACAAAAAAAACCTGATGTTTCTTGACCCACCTTATTATTTAGAAAAAAACTCTACTCTATACGGAAAAAATGGAGATATGCATGGTACATTTGAACACGATAGACTTCATGAATATTTATCAACAAAGAAAAATTGGATCATGACTTATAATAACTGTGAATACATTAAAAATTTGTATATTGATTTTCAAATAATTGAAACTAATTGGACTTATGGAATGAATAGATCAAAAAAATCTTCAGAAATTGTTATAATTGGTTAGATTTTCAATTTATATGTAAGTGGTGGCGGAAGTTTATCTATATTGTCTAGTGAATATTTGGATTGTTTGATTTCTTTAATGTTTTTTGGTTGGCATGCAACTGTTACTGATATACTACAAAATCTTTTTTTTGTTTTTTTTGTGTGTATTTTTGTTCTAATTCTAATTTGTTGTTCAACATTGAAAAAAGGAACATCAAACTTACATGGATCATTTCCTAAATGAAATAATCCATATCCATCACTTATTTGAATATAGCTACACCCTTTATTTTGATATAATTTAGAAATAGTATCAGAAGGAACATCAAAATATTTGTCATCCCATTTGTTTGTCTTATCTTTTATTTCAAGCCATTTTTCGTGAGTTATTGATTTTTTCATAAATAAAGGAATTTCTCCCTCATATAAATTTATATCATTTATCAAATTATCAAATATTACCCTGCATCTATTTGGAAGTTTACTTTTTTCTTTTGATTCCCATTTGTTTATTTCATCGTTATATTTTATACTGCACTGCATCCAATCTTGTGTCCTATATATTTTTGCTTCTAGCCCAATATCTTTTTCTCCAATAAAATTACATTCAAGATCATTTCTACATGAAGAACCCGCTAATTCTTCTTTTTCTTGTGTATTAAATTGTTTGTTATTAATATAACAATGTTTGAGTATATCATGAATACATCTTTCATATTTATTTCCGCTCACTGAGCATTGAGAACCTTTTGTTTTTTGTAAATTTTGTAATTTTTTATTTGTTTCTTCAAGTTTGGTTATAAGTTTTTGTTCTTCTTTTTCTTTGTCTTCTAACATTCTGTGAAGACTTGTGTTAGAAATTTTCATATCTTCTAACATCTTATTTAACATCTCAATATCCATTTTGTCTTTTGAATTTATTGTTCTATATACTTGTTTTAAATATATAAGTTGCATCAGATTCAAATCAATTTTTAACAGATTATAAAAGCGTTAATAAAGCACTTTTGTTTTTATTCGCTTTTATATCAATATGCAAAGTATATTACTTTTTTTGATATCAAAGTTAGTTTTACCAAATCATCTTAATCATATTCAAAGACTCCCTAAAATAATCACTGTTCCACATTAGTTCTACTTTTTCGGGTGTTTTTGATTGTTTTATTATGATATATTGTCCCAATACATCTTATATCTAAGTTTGCTTCGATAATAGCTATCAGATTAGATCTTGGTAAAATACTTTGTTTTTTCCAATTTATTTTATCTATATTTTCTTCAAATATATGAAATGCATTTTCATTGAAATATAGATTATACCAATTTATTTCATCTATTATTTTTACAAGATGCGAATTGCTGTTTGAATAAACCAAGTTAATCCCAATATACTTTATCTAAAAAAATTTCTAATATACTCGTAGCATTTATATTTGTGCTAAGTTTTAAACAATCTATCTTATCCATGTTTTGCTATACTAAATGAATGGAATTTTGATTATAAGATAACATATTCCAACTTATTTTTCTAATATATGTATAGCATAGAATTTACCAAGATACTTTGTCTAAATTTTGTTCTAATATACGAATAGCATATTTATTACTAGAAAGTAAAAACAAACTAATTTTGTTTAAATTCTTTTGAAGTATTGCGTATCGCATTTTTATTTACACATAAAGAAACCAATCAACTTTATCAAGATTAGCTTCCAGAATATGAATAACATTTAGGTTTAGTAAAGAGAAATAAAACCAGTATAATAAAGTTTATCTATATTTTGTTCTATATAGCGTTTGGATTTCTAAACAAAAAAATCCAGTTGATTTTTCTCGTATCAACCCAATTCTTTGAATTTATATTTTTCAGTATTACCTACATATTTTTCAACTATTACTTGTAATACATCATTCATGATATTGACTTAATAAAGTTAAACTATCATTTTTCCATATTTATTTAATAAGCTAATTTCGTAAAAATGATACAGTATGCTACGCATTTTTTATATGTATACTATGGATATTGAGCAGTTGATTAAACATGGTGTGAGTAATAAAGATATATATGAAATATGGTCTCAAGGACCTGAATTCGTTCGTGAATTTTGGGATACTAATGCTACTTGGCCAATTGCTTTTGAAGATGTTAAAGATGATATTTGTAATGGAATTTACAATTTTGGGGATAAGTTCATTCTACAACTAGGTGTTTCTGAAAAAGATTTAGGATATATTAAAGAAGATTTAAAAAAATATAGGTTCTATGAAGAAAATGAAGAATTTACAAAATTACAAGAAACTTGGATAAAAGGTGATAAGTATGATGGTTTGTTTAATATAATGTATGGTTATTTCTTTGGAATGAACAATAATAACAAAGAACAATCATTTATTGCTAACGTTCTATGGTCTTCTATGATTTTCAAAAAATATAATACAAATGGTTTTGATTTTTCTCGAAAACTGTTTGATTATACTAAAAATAATGAATATAAAATGGAAACATATTGTTCTCCACAATCATTCAAATTTTGTATTGGATCACTAGGATGGAAAACAACATTATTTATGAAGAATGGTATTATGATAGGATGTTCTAAAAGATTTGAAAGTCATTTCAATACTGACATTATTGAAATGAAACATATCGTTGAAGACATTTCTGGAATGTTTTTCCTGATTGCTTCATTCAATATTCTACAAAGTCCTTACAATTATAAAAATAAAAAAAACCCATATCATTTATCTGAAACCAAAATCATCGAAATAATAGGTTAGACTATTATTCTTGATACTATTTGGCTATAGATATGTTGATCAAGACTTTTATTAGTATTTTTATCATTTAGTTTTTTTAAATTTTAGTCCATTCTTTAAAGTATTCTAAACTTAATAATTTTGTAATTTGTTCTTCAGATAATTTATTTTTCTTATAATTAGTTTTTTGAGTATGATACCAAATTCCAATTTTAATATTTTTATATTCAACATTTTGTTTAGGATAAGTTTTATTTTTATCACAATATTCTTGTAATATCATAAATTTTTCATCCCAACTTAATTCTTCTTTATTTTTAGGTTTATAATCTTCTGTCCATTCTTTAAAGTATTCTAAACTTAATAGTTTTGTAATTTGTTCTTCAGATAATTTATTTTTCGTATAGTTTTGTTTTTGTTTATTATACCATTCTCCAATTTTAATATTTTTATATTCAACATTTTGTTTAGGATAAGTTTTATTTTTATCACAATATTCTTGTAATATCATAAATTTTTCATCCCAACTTAATTCTTCTTTTTTATCTTCTTCAGTCCATTTTTTAAAGTATTCTAAACTTAATAATTTTGTAATTTGTTCTTCAGATAATTTATTTTTCGTATAGTTTCGTTTTTGAGTATGATACCATTCTCCAATTTTAATATTTTTATATTCAACATTTTGTGTAGGAAAAGTTTTATTTTTATCACAATATTCTTGTAATATCATAAATTTTTCATCCCAACTTAATTCTTCTTTTTTATCTTCTTCTGTCCATTCTTTAAAGTATTCTAAACTTAATAGTTTTGTAATTTGTTCTTCAGATAATTTATTTTTCTTATAATTAGTTTTTTGATTATTATACCATTGCCCAATTTTAATATTTTTATATTCAACATTTTGTGTAGGTTTTTTATTATATTCTTTTAGTATTTCATATTTAATATTCCAAATATCTTCTTCATTTGTATATTTTAATAAACTATCATAAACTTTTTCATATATTTGTTCAATTATATTATATATTTCTTCATCTTTATCTTCAGTGATTTCTTCTTTTTCTTCTTCAATTACTTCAACATTAATATAACCACCTTGTTTTTTATTTTTTAAAGATGTCATAATACGTCTATCATTTTGAGCTAACATATTAATTAATTTTCTAGTTTTATAATGTTCTTCATTAATTGTCATTGGTGCTATAATGTGTGCAATTGATTTATTTGGATGCTTTCTTAATGCTCTACCAACAATTTGAATACAATTATTATGATTTGATGGAATATGTAATAAACATACGGATTGTGTAATACGTGAATCAAATCCTTCTGTAAGAACTCTTACATTAATTAGAAATGGTAATTTATCATCATTATATAGTTTGATAATTGATTTACGTTGTGCTTTTGTAGTTTTATAATCAATATAATTCGAACATTTCGGTTTAATTTTATTCATAATATTTTTAAATTCTAAACCATCTTTCCTTGAATTAACATAAATAATCACATTACGAAAATTACTAATAAGATAATTTGAAACTTGTAAATAATAATTTATGTTTTGAAAAACAGGAATACGAATATCATAATCACAAATATAACCTTGTTCAATCATATCACGAATATCTTTTTTATAATATACAGAATTACTATCATTTGGATTATCTAAAGTTGCAGAAAAATAAACATTGTTGTTCTTTTTACTTAAATTTTGAATTTTTTTTATATAGGTAAAATCTTCATTTGTATCATCTGTATCTACATCATCTGTATCATTTGTATTTTCACTATTTATATCATCTTCATCTTGATATATTAAAGGTTTAAGAATATTATGTGCTTCATCAATAAATATTCTATTATAATCATCAATATGTTCCAATACAATATCAATACTATTATATACACATAATGTAATTTTTTTGTTTTTATTATAAATGTTATTACCATCACCAATCATTTGAATATCATCTTCTTGAAAATATTTAAATTTTGATTTAATTTCATCATATGTTTGTTCTAATAATATAATTCTGGGAACAAGAAATATATACTTTTCGTTTGGTAAAAATGCTGAAATAGCAATGTATGTTTTACCAGTTCCAGTTGGAATAGAAATATATATATTTTTATGATTAGTTGTTTGAATAATTGTTTTACATTCTTCTTGATATTCACGTTGTTCAATATCTATATATTGCTCTTTTATTATTGGTGGATTTATAAGTAAATTTTCACAAAAGTTAATCATTTCTAATTTGTTGTAAGTTATATCAATAAATTTAAACATATCTAATCGTTCTTTCATATATTCACTTAATTTGGAATCATCATTTCGTGCAATAATTAAATTATCCCATCTAACATAACTTTTTCTTGTTTCATAATTAACAGCATTTTGACTAGCAAAAAATGTTGAACATTCTGTTAAAGTTAAATTATCTTTACGTAATTTACATTGAACAATTGTATCTTTTAAATTACATAAATCAATTCCTGTATCTCGTTTTGATAAATTATTATCTTCTATAAAATCTAAAGGTATATCTTTATAATGATAGAACTGGTTATCATATTCTTTGGTTAAACAAACACAAACATACCATTCAAATATTAAAGCAAGTTTTTTATTATCATTAATTAAATCTTCTTCTTTTTTAATATTTTCATATTCTTTATAAATTTTATATTCGTAATTCATATATAAATATTCAAATATAAAACATTTTTATATCAATTTTAATTTTTTTTGTATTTTGATAAACATGTCAATAAGTGAAGTTTAGTATCTTTGAATTAAATGTTTTTGTATTTCTTCATCAAAACCAACTTTTGAAGTAATACCTATTTTATACAAATTTTGTATATAGGCAAGTTATACAATATAATTTTTTATTTAAAAATTTTCTTCAAAGAATTTTGATAATTTATTAGAATAATCGTATGTTATCAATTTAAATGATTCTATTGCATCAATATAATCTTGTGTTTTATCTTCTTTTGTCAAAATATGATAATCACCACATTGTAAATCTGCTAAGAATTCTAACATTCGGTAATATCTTTTTGATGGTATTTTTAAGTCTTCTTCTTTTTCATCTAAATAATCAGTGCAATGTTCTGCTATATCATGTAATAATTTAGGATATAAGATCCTATCTAATTCTGATACCCACTTTTTATCTTCATTATATATTTTTGAATGATTCGATTTTAATGAATTTTTAATCACACATATGTTATTATTATTTTCTAACATTTTTCTGAAATAATTCTTCAAAAATAACAATGTATTCGTTTTGCTATCTTTTATAAGTTGCTTAATAACATCTAATGTAATATGGGTAGATTCAAATTCTATTTTTTTAGAAGATTCTAAATTAAATATTATTGTATTATTATTTGTTGTATTATTTGTTATATTATGACTATTGATTGTATTATTATTTATTGTATTATTATTATTTATTGTATTATTATTTGTTATAATTTTTGATTTACATATTTTTAAATGATGTGATTTTGATGAACGACTACTTAATGTTTTATGACAGAAATGACATTCTAATACATTAGATATACCTTTACATATTTTTAAATGTCTATTTAAAGCAATTTTAGATGATAATGTTTTATTACATTTATCACATTTGTTTTCTTCTATATCATCATTTATTATGTTTAAAGTGCTATCTTCAACATTAACATTTTGTATATTAACATCAACATTTTGTATATTAACATCAACATTTTGTATATTAACATCAACATTTTGCATATTAACATCAACATTTTGAACATTAACATCAACATTTTGAACATCAATATTATTTATTTTATGTATTTCTTTATTAGGTATGTCCTTGTTATGCTTTGCTATCATATGTCTTTTAACACAGAATTTTGTTTTTGAATTATAGCAACAATAATGACATTTAAACATTTTTATTTGTTATTAGTTTAATATAGTTATATAGTAATATATATTTAACTTTTTTTGCACTTTTTGCACTTTTCACTGTGAAGGGGGGGGGGATTCCGAAAAATCAAAAAAAAACCATTTGAATCGAAATTTCATTTTGGGATTTAAAACTTTTCGATTCAAATAGTTTTTTGAAATTTACGTGAATTACAAAATGTCTAATACATCATAAACAAACTTATCATAATTTTCTGTATAAATTTTAAAGGATGACATTACTATGTCCATATAGGCATTCCCTTGGAAAAGAAAATGAAGGTATACACTCTTATCGTTTGTTTGATTTAGCAATAGTCGATGTTATAA